TTGCCGCGGCCGATGGTTGGGTGGTGGGCGTTTTTGCCGGCTCCGTCTGCCGCTTCTTTGGCGGCGACGGCTTTGTCGTAAGCCGCCTTCACCGCCTTCGGCGTGGCGGCCAGCTCTTCGCTGTTGCTGTTAGTGGCAGACGAGAGCTGTACGATGCCGGCCTGCGTGGTGCTTGCCTTCAGCCCTTTGCCTGCGTGTATTGCCCATTTCCCTGTGTTGTTGCCACCGTTCGGGTTATGGGTGTTGGCATCTAACAAGCTGATGTATTCTGTATCCAACGTGTCGTTGATGAGCACCGAGCCTTTAGGGTAACCGCCGATAGCATCGCAAAAGGCTTGGTCGAAGCGGTAACGCCCGCCTTGGTTTTGCCAAACGGTATGTGCGCTGATTTCATACAGCACGCCGTTCATGTCTTTCCCGCTCGGCGGTTTCCCGCCCGTCGAGATTGGTGTCATCGTGATACTGGGGAAACCGTCGGCATAGGTGGCCCCTTCCTGCGGTGTCCCACTGCTACGAGTATTTGGAATGCTGTTTTTCAGGCCGTCTGAAGCCCAGGCTTTGCTTAATAATTTTGGTTGCGGCATGGTTTAAACTCCCATAAAAAAAGCACCCTCGCCGAAGGGTGCCAAATTGGCTTCGATATAGCCGAAGGTTTTATCTGCCTCCGGTTCGTAAAAATCCAGTAATACCCCACTGGGGCGGGGCAACAAATCGCTTTGCCGGATAATCGCCCGCTCCGTCGGCAGCAAGAAGAACTCAAAAACATAGCGAGCGGCCATTGTGCCGTTTTTGACAAAATATGCCCTCCCGCGTTTCTCAAACATGATACTGAGCAGCCGGTTGATATTGGGGGCGGAAGCGTAAGTGATATTGCTCATGGCTTTAAGCATAATCACGCGACGGTAGGCATCATCGTCCAAGCGGTATCGCCGATCCAAACCTTCGCCTACACTCCATACACCGTTATCAAACGGAGTACAGCCCTGCGCAAAGCCGATGTATTCGTCTTGTGCGCTAATCATGACTTCTCGTTCGATACCGACTATCCGCCCCCAAATATCCAAGCCGTAACCCTTTGCCGTTTCGATGTCCCAAATATCACGGTAAAACTCCATCGCATCGGCCCGCGGGTCAATACACCGGTTAAACCGCTCAATCATCCCGCAAATAATCGGGCTGTTGGCGTATTGGCTGATGATGGTTTGCTGAAGATTACGCATCGGGTACAACCTCTATATTCTCCGCCTCGATAGTCGGGTACTGATGGATTCCGACTTGTGCGCTATTGCCCATGCTGCCCCTTGCCAGCCCGACCTCTATATCGGTTACCTGTGCCGACGTTAAGGCGCGCGCAATGTGGCAGACATAACGCATGGCATAAATCCGCCCGCCGATACCCGTCTTTTCCGCTCCGTTAAATGCTTCTATAACGGCCTTTCTGACTACATCCTGATAGCCGATGACTGCATCTTTCCCAACTCTGACGCGGAAATAAACAGGCACGGGGGTTGGGCGTGTAAAACTGACCTCGTAAGCCGGTTTCGGGTCTGTGTACGTTTCATCATGCACAGTCAAGGTTGTATTGCCCGTGAAATCACATCCGCAACCCGCAAAGCGCAAGATGGTTTCGGCTATCTGCCTGTCGTCGCCGCCGACAACGGCAACATAGATACTGTGGGGTTTGATGGCCTGCCCGTTGTGCGTTTCCACTACCGATTTCGGGTTATCGACCACATACACATCACTCACCCCGTCAAGCTGTGCGACGTTGGAATACACGGACTGCGGCGTTCCGTGTGCATTTGCGGCCACCGACTGCTGCCGGCGGCGGCGGAAATCCGCGCGGCTTTCCAATTCCCTTCCCGGGACGGCGGGGCGCGGATTATTGACGCGGTCAAGCCCGGTAATTGTCCTGACAGGCCGGTTTACCGTATTGGCGGCGGCCGACACCACGCCGGCGGCGGTAAAAATACCCGTCCCCCTGCCGCCTTCCAAAATAGAGGATTCATCCCTCAATATCCATTGCACGCCGCGTGTGTCCAATACGGCGAAACCTTTAGGGATGATTGTTCCGGCAAGGCCGATAAATTCACATTCGACAGACGAATCCACGGCTTTTTTCCGCTCCAAAAAATAGATTTTGGCAATCGCATCCTGCATGATGCCGTCTGCGTAATCGGGATTGATTTGATTAACCAGTTCGGCTATCAAATCATTTTTGTCGGCAATCACGGTGGCCAGCGACGAAGCAAGCTGCCCTTGCGGCGTTTCCAGACTTTCGGTATTCAGCCCGCCGCCGAACGCGGCATTGATGTCGGCCAGCACGCCCGATAAAATTTCCTGATGGGTCGGCAGCTTCAGGCCGCTGTCGGTAATCTGTATTTTAGGTACGTTCGTCATAGCGTTATCTCATATTGTTTCTGCGTGTCGTCGGTAAATTTCAGACGGCCTGACAGGACGCGGTCATTCATCTGCTCCATCTCTACATCTGCCGCCACCACGCCGGGAACAGTCATCGCAGCCTGTATCAGGCGGTGCCGGTACAGCGCGAACGACTGCTTTTTGCCCAGCGTTTCTTCAAAATAGGGGATTCCCTTCTCCGTGTCGTAATACAGTTCGCCCGAAAAAAGGCGGCACGCCGAGGCCACATCCTGTGCTTTGGCGTAGGGGTCTTTCGCCATCGCGATATTGCCCGCCGCGTCTAAAACCAAATCCCAACTTTGCGGGTCAAGATAAAGGGTGTTCATTGCGGTTCTCCCGTATTGCCGCCGCCGGGCTGCACGCCTTTGTGGACGTGGCTCAGCAGGCTGACATCATTCGCTTTCACATCGCCATCGGCGGAAATCCCGCCGCCGCCCGTGAATTGCGCCGTGGCTTGGGTATTGGCTTGAAAGGTTTGCGAGGTGCTGCTCACGCCGCCTTGCGCTTTCAGGCGGATATTGGCCGCCTCCATCTCAATATCGCCGGGCGAAAACAGTTTGATGCCGCCTTTGGAAAACATGATGTATTGATTGGGCGCGCCGTTCAGGAAGCCGCCGAAATACAGGCCGTCTGAAAAATCAAAACGCCGCAGGCTTTGCGGCGCAGACGGCGTTTTATTCTGTTTGACGGCGGAAATATCCCTGCTGCAAAACCCGCACATGCCTATATCCCCCGGCTCGGGGTCGATAATCACGGCGTTCCCGCCCCCTTGCAGGCGGAAATACGGGATATTGTAGATAATGCCGTGCGGCGTAATTTCCCCGCCGCCGCTGACTTGGGCAACCAACGGCTGCACGTCCACCAGCCCGACGGGAGCCAGCCCGCCCGCTTTGGTTTTCACTACCCGCACCAGCGTGACGGTTTGGATGCGCGAGACGATGCCCGAGACGATTGCGCCGATTTCGCCCGCGCCACCCTGCGCCTGTTCCGCGCCATATTGCGCCCAGTTATTTTGCGACTTTGACATTCATATCCTCCACATCGGCGGCTTTGATGTCGGCAAACCATTTGCCGTTCGGCGTTTTGCACTCCAAATCGAGCGACATGCCGAAAACGCGCCATTTGCCGTTGCAGCTTTCTATCTGGCTGCCTTCGACTTCCAACAAGCCGCCGAAACGCAAAGCCTTGTCGTACAGACAGCGCAGTTTGATGCCCTGCAAATCGGGCACGGGATAGCCTATCAGCCCCGTTTTCGGGCTTAAAACCGGAACATCAATCATTCGGGGCTGCCCCTTCGGCGCAATCGCAATCGTCTCATTGTCGATATAAACGTCTACTCCCGCATGTGATGCAATCTGGCGGATTTTGTCCAACTCCGTGCCGCCCAAATACTGATTGCTGATTTTCGCGTTTACGCCGTTGTTTTCAAATTTCCGCCCCATTTTCGCGCACAATGATTCAATCACGGCGGCAACATCGGTTTCCCCTTCGTTGCTGACTGCTTCGGCAGGTTTCAGCTGCCACAAAACGGCGGTATGGCTCTCGATAACCAAGGCCACATCGGGCGCGCCGCCCATATCGGGGTAGGCAAACGTGATGTTGCCGGTGTAAACCACACCCATATTGCCCCGCTCCCCCGCTTCGACCTGCACCAAGTTCATCATGGCCTGCTCCGTATTCCAGCGCACACGCAACAACTTCATCATGGTTTCCAGCCTCAAACCGTAAACCTTGATTCTGGCCGACGGCATCAGCGAGCCGTTGCCGTAATTGATTTGGCAGGACGCGCGCAACCCCTCCGCCACCAGCGTATCGTTGCCTTTCGCATCCCACACGTCCTTTTCCTGCCCGAGCTTGATGCTGATCCGCAGGATTTTTTCCTTAATGCCCATCGTGATACACCAAAATAAAGCGGCCGCCCAACTCCGGCCATTGCGGATCATCCGCGCCCTGCTTGTCGATAAAGTACAAATCGCCGGGCAGTCCGCGCCAAACCTCATTCACCAGCGGCACGCCGTCCAGACAGACGCGATTTTGAACCAAATACTCCCCGTCCGCCTTCACGTCCGCATACAGACGGCCAAGCCGCAGCCGGACGGCCACGGTAATATCCCGCCCTTCGATACCGACGGTCGTTTGCTGGGAGGGGACGGGTTTTAAAGGAATTTCATAAATCATTTTCAGACAGCCTATTTGAACCAGCCTTTGACTTTATCCAAGCCGCCCTTGGCAAAATCCCCAATCTTGGACAAGAAGGACTGGCCGGATTGATTTTGCGCAGGCTTCGCCGCCTGCTTGCCGTTGTCCTGCATCTTCTGCGCTTCCGGTGCTTTGGTTTTGGTGTACTTCACCTTAACCTGACGCACTTCCGCAAGATGGATATTGACCTTCAACAGACGCGCCCCGTCCGAAGCCTCGCGGGCGTAGTCATAGCCCGTAATCGCCATGTTCGGATAGACGGCCTCCGGCGTAATCACCATGTACAGGTCGTTGCTTTTGGCCAGCGCATCCACCAAAGCGAGGAACGCGCCGCGCATCACGACGCCGCCGCTGCCTTTGGTCATCTGCACGGTCATTGTGAACGGGTCGTCCACCTTGTTGTAACTGGCAAACGACCCTTGTTCTACGGGCGCATTGGCTACTTTAGAGGAGGCATTGTGTTTGATGGCGGTTACATTGTCCGCCAGCAGCAGCGGGATGCCGTTTTGGCCGAATATCCCCCAATAATTGCCGAAAACGGCGTTAATCAATGCCGCGCCGCCGAACTGTATCAGCGCACCGCTTATATTCGTCGGCAATTTGGGGATATTCGGTATGCCGATTGAGTTCCAAGCCATAATCAACCTTCCTATTGTTTTTCCAGCACAAAGGCCGCCGAACCTTGCGGCGCGGCGGTCTGACTGCCATTTCGGCAGTATTGCGGGGGTTAAAAATTATTCTGATGCGCGAGGCACGGTTTCAGACGGCCTCAAACCTCAAACGCCTGCGGTTTTCATAATCCGCTGTTGCAGCCATTGGTCTTTCAGGCGCGGCAGGACGGCGGCGCGGACGCGGTTGAAGACGGGCGTGGTGTCGTGGACGTAGCTCCACAATGCGCCGCCCTTGTCGATGCCCAAATTCTCGAAGGCGGGCAGGTAGCGGCGGATGAAGAGGCGGATGTCCTGCGCGTGCAGCAGCAGATGGGCGACGTCGAGGTCGTCGAACGGCGCGGGGGCAGGCTTGGCATCCAATACTTCGCCGACCAATCCCGTATGCAGGGTCAGCGCGTGAACATAGGCGACGGCTTCGGGCAGCTTTTCGGCGGGGATTTCTTCAATCGCGCCGACGTTGAAGCGTTGGTGCACCATGCCGTAGGCGGTGCTGTAGTCTATGCTTTTGCGTCCGACAAGCGCGGCGACGGCCTGCCGCAGAGGGGTGCGGTCGTCGGCGGTGGTTTTGTGGTTCGGGCTGCCTGAAACTTCTTTCTCCAATACATCCAGCACCCAACGGCGGAACTCTTTGGCTACTTTGGTTCGTGCCAACATGCCGAGTAAGTGGCAGCCGCGCAGGCTGAATACACGCACCTGCTGTTTGCCTCCTGCGGTGGGCAGTTCGATGACTTGGGTCATGCTGTCGGTAAATTCGTCAGCGTTACGGTCATAAAGTTTTGCGATTGCAACAGCACCGTCTGAATATTCCAAGGCATTACCAATTTGGTAACCCCTTAGCCAAGGTTGGCCGTTGATGTCGGTAATTTGGAAATTAGTGTCTTTAAAAGAAAGAGATAATGCGTTCATGATGAACTCCTGTAAGTTTAAAGGTTTTAGGAATACCCAAATTGGGCGGGGGTGTCCTAACGCACTTACAGTGGCGTCCGGGGCATTGCTGCTACCCGCACCCCCATAACTTGAAATCTGTCGCAACCAAGGAAACGGAAATGCGGCAAATATATGATGGGAGTAGATACGAAAAATCGCGCAACAGGCGCGGTTTCTGCTGTAAGTTTGTTAGGGAACCC